AAAACAGCATGGACGGCGACTTCGACACCGGTAACGTCCGCTATAAAGCTCGTGAGCGTTATAGCTTTGGCTGGTCAGACCCACTGGGTATGTTCGGTTCTTCAGGTTCGACCTGATAAAAGCGAAGAGGGGGCCTTGTGCCCCCTTTTCTTTTGGTGTATATTGCATTTAATCCGGGCTTTCCGGTGTTCTGACAGTCCCGGCTGACGACATGCAGACAGAACACCTCAACTTGCATGTAAGGAAACATCATGGCAAATACCACATTCAACGGCCCAGTACGGTCGCAAAACGGCTTTCAGTCCGTCTCTATTGACTCTACTACTGGCGCAGTCACTGTTGACGCCACATTAGGCGCAGCTACCAGCGTAACTAGCGTTACGGTTTCTTCTTTTGTTGATCTGCCTGCTATCTTGACTGCCGCACTACCTACCGCTGCCGCAGGCAATGCTGGCCAAGTTCGCTTGATTAGCGACAATGGTGCGGGTAACAACGAATACTGCCTTGTGATCTCTACTGGCTCTGCTTGGGTTACCGCTGTTGGCGCTGCTCTGAGCTAATCAACCCGTGGGGCTTCGGCCCCGTTTTTAAAGGAGATTGATTATGACGATGCAATATGACGTAAAGTCGCAACACGCAGCTGTTTCTGGCTTGATGGTTCCGTACCGAACTCGTTTAAAGGGGGCTGTAATATTTCCTTTTTCAGCCGCAACAGGATACAGCGTGTTTGTGAACGATGTTTATATTTCAGGCACGTACGCACGCACTACAACCACTGCCACCGTAACTGCAACAAACCACGGTTTATCTACAGGCCAATGGGTGTACTTGGATTGGGATTTAGCTGACAACCCGTACCAAGTTACCGTGACAAACTCTAATGTTTTTACAGTTACTGTGGCAGATACGGGCGCAGCAAGCGGTAACGTAACCGTCTGGAATCAAGTACTTCTTCAAGCGGATGCATCTAATGCAACGGCGTTTAATTTAGTTATTCCCGGCGAAGGTATTCTAGCTAAAGACGGGATTAGAACATTCCTAGCTGCCGACGTGCATTGCACGGTGTTCTATGGCTAAGAGTCCAGCATGGCAGAGAGCGGAAGGGAAGAACCCCAGTGGCGGTCTAAACGCCAAAGGGCGAGCCTCTGCGAAAGCGCAAGGCATGAATTTGAAACGGCCCCAGCCCGAAGGCGGCTCCCGGCGCGACTCTTTCTGTGCGAGGATGAGTGGAATGAAAAAGAAGCTGACCAGCGCAAAGACAGCCAACGATCCAGATTCACGGATCAATAAGTCTTTGAGAGCGTGGAACTGCGCGGATGGCGGCTATGTAACTGCGGCTGATGGCTGCGCTACAAAAGGCAAGACAAAAGGGCGGATGGTATGACTCAGCATGACACAGCTAAAGCAGTTGCAGATGGCGCAGCAGTTTTAACAACTGTTGGTGTTATGGCTACGTGGCTTCCGCCTTTGGCTTCCTTGTTTACGATTATCTACCTTGGTCTTCGTATCTGGGAGTCTGACACCGTTCGTGAAGTAACTAATCGCAAAAGAGGTTCAGATGCCAGCGAAGAGTGAAAAACAAAAGAAGTTTATGGACGCTGTGGCTCACAACCCAGCGTTTGCTAAAGCATCTGGCGTTCCTGTAAAAGTTGCAAAAGAGTTTAGTGAGAAAAGTAAAGGGATGAAGTTTGGTAAGGACACTGATACGTCCCGTGCCGACCTTCAAAAAGTTAATAAACCTAAGACACTTCATGGCAAGATGTCAATTATGAAAGAAGGCGGTAATACTATGGCTACAAAGAAAATGGCAAAAGGTGGTAGCGCCGGTAACGGCATCACTAATGCAAAAATGGGCGCTGTTAAAGCCGGTGGCTTTAAAGGTAAAGGCGAACACGCTGTCCAATCCAAAGGTGTCTCAAAAGGTACTATGGTCAAAATGTCTGGCTCCAAGCCCTTGGGCATGAAGCGCGGCGGCAAAGCCTGCTAAGGAACTAATATGGCTGATCCAGTCTACACCGCTGAAATGGGAAAACCGCCTACGGATCCCGAAGGTGCGCCCCCCACTAAAAAACCAGCGGCTAAAAAACCAGCGCCTAAGAAGCCTGCACCTCCAAAGGATACAGTCTTCCGCGAGGGTATGCCTGTACCCCAAGATATTGATGGCGCATCCGTAAGCAAAAAAGCTAAAGGTGGGTCAGCCTCTTCTCGCGCTGATGGTATTGCCACTAAGGGCAAGACTCGCGGCAAAATGGTGTAGTACCAGCAAAACTTGTTAATCTAAGGAGTTAATCATGGCACGTAAAATGAAACGTTACAACGGCGAAGACGGAAGCGCGGTTGAAATGGATGCTGAAGAAGCAGCAAACAAAAACACAGAAGGTATGTTGACAAACCCCAACGCCAAAGAATATGGCGAATCGGGTACTTCTGAAACGGTACGGGCTACACCTAAAGCTACGCCCAAAGCCGCCCCTAAAGCCGCCCCTAAAGCTGCTTCTAAACCAGCCGCTAAAGCCGCCCCTAAAGCCGAATCTAAAGCAGCCCCTGCTGATAAGACCAAAATGTCTTTGGCAGAACGCGCCAAACTAAGCCGCGAAAGCGCTAGAAGCGGCAGTGGTTCAACTGATACACGTTCTGTTAGCCAACGCTTGCGTTCTGCTTTTGGTATGAAAAATGGCGGTTCCGCTTCAAGCCGTGCTGATGGTATTGCTTCACGCGGCAAGACTAACTGCAAGATGTATTGAGGTGAAATCATGATGGCATCCCGAGGTATGGGGGACATTAACCCCAGCAAAATGCCAAACGGAAAGCGTAAAGCTCGCCGGGATGACACTAATTTCACGCAGTATGCGGATGGTGGTAAAGTAAACGCTGCTGGTAATTACACAAAGCCTAGTCTTCGTAAGAGGATTGTGTCCCAAGTAAAAGCCGCAGCGACGCAAGGTACGGGTGCAGGGCAGTGGTCAGCACGTAAAGCTCAGCTTGTTGCTAAGAAGTACAAAGCAGCGGGCGGGGGGTATCGAGATTGAAAGCGCCTCAGAAATCGTTGAAAGACTGGGGCGACCAAAAATGGAGAACCAAAAGTGGCAAACGCTCTTCTGACACGGGTGAAAGATATCTTCCAAGCGCTGCGATCAAAAGTCTCAGCCCTGCTGAGTACGCTGCGACGACCAAAGCCAAGCGGACAGGAAAAGCCGCCGGAAAACAATTCGTAGCCCAACCAAAAAAGATCGCAAAGAAAACAGCAGGGTTTAGATAATGGCAATTACTTCTGGCGCATCAAGCTTCAACCTCCAACTCGATGAATTAGTCGAGGAGGCGTTTGAACGCGCCGGTGGTGAACTGCGTACTGGCTATGACCTGCGCACTGCTCGCCGCAGTTTGAACATCATGTTTGCAGATTGGGCCAATCGCGGTATCAATATGTGGACGATTGAGCAGGGTGAGATTACTCTGGTTCAAGGCCAAAACACGTACGCTTTGCCAGATGACACGGTAGATTTGATTGAGCATGTGATCCGCACAAGCGCCAACATCCAAAACAATCAGGCCGACCTGACAATCACACGTATTAGTGTTTCTACGTACGCTACGATCCCTAACAAGATTCAACAAGCCCGGCCTATTCAGGTCTGGGTTCAACGCTTCAATGGCCAGAATTCGCCGATTGCAGCCACACTTACAACGACCATTACATCTACAAGCACAGAGATTGTGCTGAACGACGTGACGGGTCTTCCCTCTACTGGTTTCATTAAGATTGATGACGAGATCATCAATTACGGCTACATCACACAGAACACAAACTCTAAGACCGGTACGCTCTACAACTGCTTCCGTGGCCAGCAAGAGACAATCGCTGTTCAGCATACCGCTGGTGTGGCAGTGTATTGGGCGCAAGTCCCTGCTGTTACGGTTTGGCCGACTCCAGATTCGGCGCAGCAATACACATTTGTCTACTGGCGCTTACGCCGCACGCAGGATGCGGGTGGTGGTGTGAACGTGATGGACATTCCGTTTAGATTTATCCCATGCTTAGCCGCTGGTCTGTCGTATTACTTGGCGTTGAAGATCGCCGGGGGTGCTGAGCGCTTGCCTATACTGAAGCAGCAATACGACGAGGCGTGGGAATTGGCAGCAACAGAAGACCGGGAGAAGGCCGCTGTGCGGTTTGTACCTCGTCAGCAATACATTGGGGGCACCTGATGGGTAATCGGTTTGCTTCCGGCAAATGGGCGATTGCGCAGTGCGACCGTTGCGATCAACGGTTCAAGTTAAAAGTATTGCGTAAAGAGATCATCAAGACAAAGAATTACGACTTGTTGGTTTGCCCTGAGTGCTGGGATCCAGATCAACCACAGTTGCAACTGGGTATGTATCCAGTTGATGACCCACAAGGTTTGAGGAACCCTCGCCCCGATCGAAGCTATTATCAGTCTGGGTTGAGCGGGTTGCAGCTTACGAATACCAACAGCACAGCAGCAAATGCCAATGGTTTTCCAGAGCAAGGTAGTCGAGTCTTTCAGTGGGGGTGGAACCCCGTTGGTGGGGCCAGATTTTTTGATACTGCTTTAACACCAAACTACTTGGTTTTATTCGCAGAAGTTGGTACAGTAACGATACAAATAGGAGCCTGAAATGGACGCAAAGAAAGCACTTAAAGCACACATGGCCAAAGGCATGAAATCCGCACATCCCGATGCTGCGGTTAAGAAGATGCGAGCCGGTGGTAAGACAAACAGCGATATGCTGAAGATGGGCCGTAACATGGCTAAGATTGCTAACCAAAAGTCCCCCGGACGTCGTGGAGGCTAAGATGGCTACATACAAGCAACCAACAAAGAAGCCCACCGTTGTAGTGGGCGAGATGCCTGTCAGGGAAGCTTTGAAAGCCAACCAATCGTTGGCCAACGAGCGTAGCAACCCATACCCCGGCACTAAAACATCCGGCATCAAGATTCGCGGCACAGGATGCGCTACTAAAGGCGTGATGGCCCGAGGCCCGATGGCATGAATTACACTGCACTCAGCAACGCTATTCAGGCGTACACGGAGAATACCGAAGCGGATTTTATCGCTGAGATACCCGTGTTCGTTCAGCAGGCTGAGCAGCGTATTTACAACTCAATGCAGTTTCCGTCCATTCGTAAGAATGTGACTGGCACGACATCCATCAACAGCAAATATTTGGGTTGCCCCAACGATTTTTTGGCGGTGTATTCCATTGCAGTAGTTGATGCCACTGGCGCGTATGAGTACTTGCTAAACAAAGACGTTAACTTTATTCGCCAAGCGTATCCCATTCCCACAGATACGGGTTTACCCCGATACTATGCACTCTTTGGCCCGCAAAGCGGGGATATCAACGAGTTAACTTTTATTCTTGGTCCAACCCCGGATGCAGCGTACAGCGTAGAGTTGCATTACTATTATTACCCACAGTCAATTGTTACTGCTGGTCAGACATGGCTTGGTGACAACTTTGACTCTGTACTACTGTACGGATCGCTTGTTGAAGCTTATACTTACATGAAAGGTGAGCAAGACATGATGCAGGTGTATAACCAAAAGTTCATGGAAGCGCTTGCCCTTGCTAAACGTTTGGCCGATGGTATGGAGCGTCAAGACGCATATCGTTCTGGACAGTTCAGACAAAAGGTGACTTGATATGACTATTGCGCAAACAGCTACCACAAGTTTTAAAGTTCAACTGCTTCAAGCAGTTCACAACTTTGGCCCAACATCGCCCGACACATTTAAAGTCGCGTTGTACACAGGGGCGGCTAATATCAACGCCACAACAACGGCATACACCACAAGCGGAGAAGTGGTTGGAACTGGTTATACGGCTGGCGGAAACACGTTGGTGATCTCTTCATCGCCTACGTCGGGCAACAACATTGGCGGTATCCCAACAGCGTATATTTCGTTCAGTAATTCTAGTTGGGCAAACGCTACGTTTACTGCACGCGGGGCTTTGATCTATAACGACACTGCCTCTGGCAACCCGTCTGTAGCCGTTTTGGACTTCGGTTCAGATAAAACCGTCAGCAATGACACCTTTCAAATCATCTTCCCAACCCCCGATGCCAACAGCGCCATCGTGCGCATTTCTTAAGGATATATCATGGAATTCAGCTCAGCAAAAGACCAAGTGTCAGCTTCTCTAGTTACCCGCCCCGGCCTCGGTGAGTCCGTTGGCGCTGGTGGTGTTTACACCGTTACTTGCGTAGGCGCAGACGGTGTTGAAAAGTGGACAGACACGTTTCACAACCTCGTTATGAATGGCGGTTTAGCCAACATGAACGGTGTGTACTTTGCCTCTAGCGCACAGTCCACTACATGGTACTTGGGCTTGGTTACCGGCCCCGGTTCAGGCACAACATTCGCTGCTGCCGACACATTGGCTTCACACGCTGGTTGGACAGAGAACACTGACTACACACCTAGCGGTCGCAAGGCTGTTACGTTTGGTGCCGCTACTACAGCAAACCCATCCGTGATTAGCAACTCTGCTGCTCCCACATCGTTCTCCATGAGTGCTACAGCTACTATTGCTGGCGCTTTTTTGTGCAACGTGGCCTCTGGTACTTCAGGCGTTTTGTTCTCTGCTGGTGACTTTACCGGTGGCGACAAGTCTGTGGCTTCTGGCGACACATTGAACGTGACTTACACCTTCTCCTTGACAGCGTCCTAATAGGGTATGTTCGGAGATGTTGCTTTTGCCCAAGCACCGTTTGCCTCTCAAGGTGGCAGTACGTTTAACGTCTCCGTTTCTGAAGCAGGCTCAATTGCCTCCGTTGTAGATTCAATATTTACAGCGGGTGGTTTAATTGACGAGAACGTATCTGCCGTTGATGTAGTTGCTGTGCAAACAAACTTTGTTGCGGCAAGCGACGAAACCGCTTCTGCGGCTGATGTGGTCAACACGATTAACAACATCTTCAATGTAGATTTCAACGACTCTGTATCAGCGTTGGACGCTAATGTTGGGCAGGTTGATTTTGTTTCATCGTTGAGCGAATCTGCATCAGGCGTAGATTCTATGCAAGGCCCGGTTGTTTTTGCGGGCAGTATTGCAGAAGCCGCTAGTGTCATAGATGCAATTACCGCGCAGGCTGTCTTTGCTGCAAGTCTTACCGAGACAGGATCTGCTCTTGCTACATTGGTGGAGCAGGTCGTATTTGCTGCGGCATTAACTGAAGGCGTAAGCGCAAGCGCAGTCTTTACATCCCAAGCGGCTTTTGTCGCAGCCGTTGCTGAGGCAGCGTCTGGTATTGATGCAAACACTACAGCAGCTACTTTTGTAGCGGCGCTTGCTGAAGCAGCATCTGGTGTTGATTCAATGCAGCGCGGGTTGTTGCTTCAAGCGGTTGTTTCTGAGGCGGCGTCAGCTTCCGAAGCAATGACTAAGACAGCAGCGTATGCGGGCACAGTTGCAGAATTTGTAAACGCGACTGCGACCCAGTCCGTAGTTAAAACGGTTAACGCAAATGTTACTGGTATACAGCTTGTGCTGTCTGTAAACAATGTGCTTGTTTGGGGTACTATTCCAACAGACCAAACGCCACCTGACCCAAATTGGCAAAATATACCGACTTAAGGATTTAACATGGCTTTAGTTTTAAAAGACCGGGTCAAAGAAACCTCTACCACTGCTGGTACGGGCACACTGACACTTGCTGGGGCGGTATCGGGGTTTCAGTCTTTTGCCGCTGTAGGTAACGGCAACACAACGTACTACGCCATCGCAG